GCCGCGGAGGGCAAAGGGCCTGACGGCCTGTACGGGTTCCCAAGGCCCGACCAAAGGTAAGGTTAGGGAAACCTAAGTACATGAAAGGGGGTGCCGACCGTGCCCGGACCACCCCCGAAGAGGAATGCCCGCCGCCGCAATGCCCGACCCGACTGGGTGACGCTCCCCGCCGACGGGCGAAAGGGGCGAGCGCCCCGATGGCCACTGCCCGGCCGAGTGCAACGCGGTTGGGCGGAACTCTGGCGTCGCCCTCAGGCAGTCATGTGGGAACGCAACCACGACGAGTTTTTAGTCGCTCGCTACCTTATCCTGCGGAACGCCATTCAAGACGAGCTCGATCACAGCGTGGTCAACGCCACCGCCATGGCTGAGCTCCGCCAAATCGAAGACCGGCTAGGGCTTTCACCCATGGCCATGAAACGCCTCCAATGGGAAATCGGCGATACCGAACAGTCCAAGCCCGAAGATGATGGGGTGGTGATCGACGCCCATGACCGCTTCGCTAATCTCTGACCTCACCATGCCGCCCGGCTACTACCTCGGCGACAAAGGCGCCTGGTGCACCCTCCCATGGCCCACCACCATGGATGAAAAACTCGACCTCATCGCCCACTCCCTAGGCCCCGCGGTCATCGACTGGGCCGAATGGCGCACCGACGAGCCTGGTCTCCTCAACGACGACGGCGAACCCTGGCGATTCACACCAGGGCAAGCTCGGTTCCTCATCCTCTGGTACGCCTTCAACGACCAGGGCCGGTTCATCTACCGGCGCGGCTGCAAACGCGGCAGCAAGGGCAGCGGCAAAGACCCCCTGGCCGCCGCAATGTGCAACATCGAGCTACTCGGGCCCTCCCAACTGCATTGGGACGGCGCCCGCTATGTAGGCAAACAACACACCATGCCCCTCGTGCAGATCGCATCCAACTCCGAAGAACAATCCAAAGACGTCCTTCGGGTTGCCAACTCCCAATTTGGTGTTGAAGCCACCAACTACTACGGGCTGGATAAAGGCCGCACTGCGACCTTCGTGAAGACCTCCCCGGCCCGCATCGAAGTACTCACCGCCTCAGAGCGGTCCTCCGAAGGTGATCCCGCTACTTTCATCGTGCTCAATGAAACCCACCACATGACCCAACGCTCCGGCGGCCATGCGGTCGCCAAGGTCGCCCGCCGAAACGTCGGCAAATCAAAGAAAAGCGTGCAGGCCCGAATGGTGGACTTCACTAACGCCCACTGCCGGGGCCAAGACTCCATCGGCGAAAAGACTTTTGAGGCATGGCAGAAACAACAATCCGGCAAATACCCACAACTCAAGAAAGACATCCTCTATGACTCCATTGAATTTGACCCCAAGCTAGACATCTACGACCCCAAGCAGCGCATGCTGGCGCTCCAGCAAGCCTACTCCGACGCCCCCTGGGCCGACCTCGAACGCCTCTCTGACGAAGTGGTCGACCCCGAACTCTCGGCCGGTGACGCCATCCGTTTCTACATGAACGGACTAGGCGACGCCGAAGACTCCTACGTGAGCGCCAAGGCGTGGGCGGCACTCGCCGACCCCACCCGCCAGTTTGAGCCGGGGGATCAAATCGCCATGTTCCTCGACTGCTCCAAATCAGAAGACGCCACAGCCCTCATGGGCTGCCGAATCTCAGACGGATACAACCAGACGCTGGGTGTGTGGTCAAGGCCCCGCGGCCCCCGAGGCGAAGGCTACCTCGTCGACCGCGACCAGGTGGACGCCCGGGTGCGAGAAATCATGGAGATGTACAAAGTCGTCTGGTTCGGCGTCGACCCGTCACCCGCCAAAGACGACACCACCGAAGCCTCCTACTGGAGGCCCCTCATCGACGCATGGCACCGTGATTTCCGCCGAAAACTCCGCTGCTGGGCAACAAAAACCCACTCCGTCCTCTGGGACATGCGGCTCTCCGAACCCGGCGCCGCCGACCGGAACCGGCGCTTCTCCCAGGAGGTAGAGATCATCCAAGACCTTATCGACAAAGACGGCCTGGACGGTCCATTCCGGCATGATGGCGACCCGGCGCTCACAGCGCACGTGAACAACACGAAAATCAGGTGGAACAAATTTGGCCTAGCGATTGGTAAAACCAGCCGCGACAGCCACCAACTCGTCGATTTATGCGTGGCCATGGTGGCCGCCAACGTCGGCCGGCGTGAGGCCCTGAACTCCGGTAAAGTCCGTGCCCGCCGCAAGGCCGGCCCTAAGAAGCGAAGGAGAGTGATGATCGGATGACCCTCGAACTAATCCACGACTACGAGCTCGCAGACGACGAGCGCGGCCTCATCGCCAAGTTGTCGGGGCGGCTGCAAGAACACGCCCGGAAGAACAAGCTGAAATGGGCTTACTATGAGGGCAAAAACGCCCTCAAGGATTTAAATATTGCCCTACCTGCGGTTGCTAGCAGCATCCGGGCGGTTGTTGGCTGGCCCGAGATTGTGGTTGATTCCTTAGCGGAGCGGCTGGAGTGGCAAGGGTGGATCTCCCCAAAGGCGGACATCAGCGAACTAGACCAGGTGTTCGCCGAAAACGACCTAGCCTCCGAGTTTGCTAAAGCTACTCTAGAGTCCTTGGTAACTGGTATGGGGTTCCTCGAAGTATCAGCAGGCGGCGATTGTGAACCCACCATCATTATTGACGCTGTTACCGCAGGCGAAGCCACCTACATGTGGGACGATCGGCTTAACCGCATGGCAGCAGGATACATCGAAAAAACCGGAGAAAACGGCGAAAAATACCAAACCCTACATTTGCCGGACCGGGTGATCTCTATCATCACCGACCCTCACGAAGCGGAACAAGAAACCATCTGCGTCAAACACGACTGGGGCAGGTGCGGCCTGATCCGTATCCCGAACCGGTCCCGCGCCGGGAAAGACGCAGGCGCCTCGGAAATCACCACGGCCATCGAATACTACACCGACCATGGTGTCCGAACCGTGCTTGGTATGGAGTTCAACCGCGAGTATTACACCACCCCACAGCGCTACCTGCTCAACGCTACATTCGACCAGCTAGGCCTAGATGAGGACGCGACGGAAAGCGACGTAATCAAGATGGGGTGGAAAGTCGCCATGAGTAAGGCCCTGGTGGTGCCGCCGGGTGATCCTGATGATGGGTTGCCGAACATCACTGCGGGCCAGTTCCAGGCGGCACCGCCAACCCCCTATATTGAAGAGCTGAAGATGATGGCCCAGCTGGTATCGGCACAATCAGGGGTGCCCGTGTCCTATTTGGGGTTCGCCTCGGATAACCCGCCCAGCGCCGACAGCATCCGCGCCACCGAATCACGACTGGTGCGGCGCACTGAGCTCCGCCAGTTGGCGTTCGGCCGCCCACTGTGCCGCGATCTCGCCTACGTGTGCAAAGCCATTCTCGACGGCCGCCCGCCCGAATGGTCGTTTATTGCTTCCCTCGAAGCGAAATGGTTAGCGGCCGCCACCCCCACGCTCTCGGCAACCATGGACGCCATGACCAAAGCCGTAGCTGCTGAAATCACCCCGAAACACTCCTCCGTCGTGTGGGGCAGGGTTGGTTTCAGCCCCACCGAGCAGGAAATCATGCGGAAAGAACTCGCCGAACAATCCGCCGCCCAACGGGCCACGGCGCTTGCCGGCGGCGCCGCCACTATCGGTGACGCTACCGTGCTCGACCTGGCCAGGGCAAACCGAGAACCCGAAGAAACCCCCAACAGCACCAATGAAACGGCTGCTGAAGCCGCCCCGCAGGAAAACACAACCGCTNCCCCCCGGGGGGGGGGGGGGGGCGGATGATCTCAAACAGCGCGCCGACGCCCTAGGCGTCTTAATCCGCGCAGGTGTCGAACCCAAAGTAGCCGCTGGCCTGGCCGGCCTGCCCGGAATCCGATTCACCGGGGCAACCCCCGTATCACTACGGGAGAAAACCTAAACGACGCCCATGGGAGGGAGGTGCTAGCCATATGGCGCGAGACCTGGATGCCGAAGCCGACTACCAGCAGGCCATGGACAACCTGCGGACCCTCGCTATACGAGATTTGGTGTCCTGGTGGAAACAAACTGAAACCCTCGGCTTCGCCGACGCCAAACAGCTTATGGAAGAGCCCTTCCAGGCGATCATCGCAGCCTACGGGGAACAAGCCGCCTACGCCGCCGCCGACTACCTATTCCGCTCCCGCAGCCTCGACGACAACCTGAAAGGCCTGGAATACCCCGACGTGGCTGATCCGGCGGGATTCGAGCAAATCCTCGGCTCCTACGCCTGGGCAATGAACACCTCCCGCACCGTAACCGGCGATCTAGACCGGCAGCTAGCGCTACGGAAACTCGCCGGAATCACCAACCGGCTCGTACAACAACCAGCCCGCGAAACCGTATACCAAGCCACCCGAAAAGCCGGCACCCGCTACGCCAGAGTGCCGGAACCCCACGCCTGCACCTTCTGCCTCCTCCTGGCCAGTCGCGGCGCCGTCTACAGCCGCGATACGGTGCTGCTCACCGAAGCTGGTAAAAAATACCACGACAACTGCAAATGCCTCGGCATCGAAGTGCAAACCCCCGCCGACCTGCCGAAAATCAACCAAGAGCTAGAACAAATCTACGCGGCCTCCGGCAAATACCCAGGCAGCGACCAAGAGGCCTTCGCCGAAGCCATAGAACGCCACCGAAACCAAACACCCGACTGGGTACCACCAGATGCCATCAGATACCGACGCTCAGTGGACATGTCGAAAGCTACAGTCAAGCGGAAAATCACCGCCAAAGAAGCCCTAGACATTGGCTTAGCGGATGACACAGCATGGCCCGAAAAAGAAGACCGAATCCGCAAATGGCTAGAAGATAACGGTGCGCAATCCGTCATCAAACTGAAAGAACTCGATAAAATACCTGGTGGTGCAGGGCTCAGGTTTAAAGAAAAAACTGGGATTTCAAATACTCCTGATGCCATTGTTGATGGGATTACCACGGAGATGAAATCCATCACCTCGAAAAGCGGAATTAATAACAGGGCCAGAAAAGGGAAAAAACAATCGAGCACGCTCATTTGCGATCTAAGGGAATCAATACATGATGAGAAAACTATCTTGGCTGATTTACGCAGGGCAGTAGACAATAATGGTGCATATCTTGATAGAATCGTAGTGATAACCGTGGAAAAAACCATTCTCTGGGAAAGGAGCTAGAAATGTCGTATGTCGCATCAATCATCATTCGAGGCGCTGCCGAAAGCCCCGAGGATGTCATCACCCAAGCCGAAAATTTAATTGCCTCAAATTTTTCTTCGGCGAAAAGGTTCCCGAGTGTCCGTGTCCTTTTAACTCCCCCCGAATTTAAACGTGATTTTGGGCTCGCCGAAATTGACGTTACCCAGTCTCGGGATTCAGACGCGCTGTCTCTCCTGAAGGAGATTTTCTTCTTCCTTTGCGAGAAGACAGATTGGGCCTTGGAACTCGATTGGGATGGCGCTGAAGACCTCAGTAGCGAATTCAGCGAATACATGCGCCGCCCCCGAGGGTCGTCTGATCCTGTGGTGTTCGACCCGTATTCCGATGAGGAACAGGACAATCCTTATTGGGAAAGGGAAGCCCAGCTAACCGCCGGCGCTTAAAACTATCATCCCCAGCAACCCGCGTTCTCCCCACGAGACCGCGGGTTTTCTCATACCCAAAAACACACGAATATGAAAGGAGCCCCCACAATGTTGAACAACCAGGAGGCACATGATGATTATACGACAGGTTCGATGATCGTACAGCAATCCCCTGAAGGTGAGCTGACAACCACATCGCTTATTATTGCCGAAGGGACGCAAGTCCAGCACGCCAGCGTTTTGCGAATTATCCGTGATAATGAAGGGGACTTTGAGGAATTCGGAAGGGTGCGATTTGAAATCCGACCCTTTGAAACTGCTGGTGGCATGCAAAATCGTACGATCGCAGTGTTGAATCGTGAGCATGCGATGCTGTTAATGACCTACATGCGTAACAATATTATCGTTCGCCAGTTCAAGAAACAGCTTGTTAAAGCATTTACCGATATGGAGCGTCGGCTTGCCGCCAAGCCAGCGTTTGATCCTTCCCAGATCACTCGACTGGAAATGGCGCAAATGTTACTGAACGCCGAAACGGAACGGCTAGCACTAGAAGCCATGAACAAACAGCTCCAACCCAAAGCCGATGCTTACGATAGTTTTATTGATGCCGCTGGCTCCTACAGTATGGGGGTGGTAGCGAAAATGCTGGGGTTAGGGCAGAATCAACTATTCCGTGAGCTAAGAAATCTTGGTGTTTTAATCCCCCGCGGTGTAATGAAAAACACCCCATATCAAAAGCATATGCGATATTTCGATGTCAAAGCCCACTGCTACGAAGGCCTAGATGGAGAAGAAAAAGTATCGTACACAACCTATGTGCTTCCTAAGGGGATCAATTTCATCCGCCAAACACTTGGGCGCACCCGAATAGACCCCATGCTCCCCGTACCTACCAAATAACCCCCACCAGGCTGGTGGGGGTTAATCATATGCATCACAGGAAAGGATTAATCACCCATGCCAACCAAAGCACTACCCATGCCCCCTTGGGTGCGAACCGTCGCCCCCGATATCCCCGCAGGTGGCGGCACGACTGATACTACCCAGGCGGATACCGCAACACAGCAAGCCTCAGACCGCGAAAGTGAAACCCCCGGCGACAACAACAGCAATGATGATGAGGGTGACCCCGACCCCGAGCCGGGGCCGGCAGCTGATGCGACCGTGTGGAAAAAACACGCTCGCACTTGGGAAACCCGGGCTAAGGAAAACAAAAAAACCGCCGACAGTCTTCAGGCCCAGCTTGACGCCGAAACAGGTAAAACCAAGAAGGCCGAGGAAGCCCTTGCTGAAGCAACCAAACGCCAACAGGCAGCCGAAGCCGCTGCCGCCCGCCTAGAGCTCGCCCTGGAATTCGGCCTCAGCCGGAAAGAAGCCGAAACCTTCCTCCACGGCGATATTGAAGCCATGCGCACCCAAGCGCAACTCCTGGCGGAACGCGCCGGGGCTGGGGCGTCGAAAAGCCGCCCCGCCACCTCGCCTCTCCAGGGCAAAGGCAAAGCCGGC